TTAAGTACCGTAAGTGCAAGGTTCAAAGACCTGAACATGAATTTTACGTACGAGGGGGTTAATTAAATGAACATTGACATTAAATTGAAACAAATAGCAGATGAAAAGAAAAAGATTCAGGTAATTTTAAAAGATATGTCAAAAGATAAGTTAAAAGTGGTTAATGGTTTAATTGACCAAGCCGCTTTTATGAAAGCAACATTAGCTGATTTACAAGAACAAATAAACGCAGATGGAACAGCAGAACACTTTGAGCAAGGTAAACAAAAATTTATGCGTGAAAGTATTGCAATTAAAACTTACAATACTATGATAAAAAATTATAGTTCTGTTATGAAACAGCTAATTGAACTTACACCAAATCAAGTTATTCAACAAACAGACGATTTACTTAATTTTATTGGAGTTAAAAAATGAATTACATAGCCGAATATGTCGGCACATTCAATAATATAGCGGTTTCAAAGCGTGTTAAAAAAGTTTATGAAAAATTACTTGATGAAATCAACAATCCAAAACAATGGCTATTTGATGAAGAAAAAGCAAATAGACCTATAGAGTTTATAGAACAATTTTGCCGTCATTCTAAAGGTGAGTATGGTGGTAAGCCTGTAAAGTTAGAATTATTTCAAAAGGCATATATATCGGCATTATTTGGATTTGTCAATAATGAAGGTTTAAGAAAATATAAAGAAACCATGTTTTTGATAGCACGTAAAAACGGGAAGAGTACGCTCTTATCGTGTATTTCTTTATTTATGCTTGTGGCAGATTTAGAATGCGGAGCGGAAATTTTTTCAGTAGCTTCTAAGAAAGACCAAGCCAAAATAGTTTTTAATGAAGCAGTAAATATGGTTAAACAATCTCCTGCACTTTCAAAACATTTAAAGAAAAGAAAATCAGATATTTACTTTCCATTGACATTCTCAAAGTTTGAGGCATTGGCAAGTGAAAGTAGCACTTTGGATGGTTTAAATTCCCATGCGGTTATAATCGATGAGTTACATTGTATAAGAGACAGAAATCTCTATGAGGTAATGAAACAGTCGATGTCAGCTAGAAGGCAGCCACTTCTTATAATGATCACTACAAGTGGCACAGTGCGTGAATGTATTTATGATGATATGTATGAATACGCTTGTAATATTGTAGATGGTCAAATAGAGGATGATAGGTTTTTACCTATATTATATGAACTTGATGATACTTTAGAGTGGACTGATCCAAATATGTGGGTAAAAGCAAATCCAGGGCTTGGCACAATTAAGAAACTTGATGACTTACAAGAAAAAGTTGAAAGAGCCAAAGTGAATCCAAAAGACTTGCCAGGAATTTTGTGTAAGGATTTTAATATTCGTAATACAGTGGCTGGTGCTTGGCTTACTTTTGAAGAGTGTAATAATACAGAAACTTTTACAATTGAAGATATTAAAAATTCATATGCGATAGGATCAACAGACTTATCTTCCACAACTGATTTATCTTGTGCAACTTTGCTGGTTGAAAAGTATGAAAAATTATATTGCTTGCAACAATACTTTTTGCCAGAGGAATTACTTGAGCGTAGGACTAAAGAGGATAAAATTCCTTATGATAAATGGTATATAAGAGGCTTATTGACACTTTGTGAGGGTAACAAAGTAAAATACAGTGATGTAACTGCTTGGTTCGTGCGTATGTTTAAGCAATATGAAATTCGTCCACTATGGATTTACTACGATCCGTGGAATTCTCAGTATTGGGTTGAGGAAATGAAAGATACTGGCTTTGAAATGGAAGTATGTAGACAGGGTTGTCAAACTTTATCAACACCAATGAAGGAATTAGAAGCAGAACTTAAAGGTAAAAGAATTAATTACAATAACAATCCTATTTTAAAATGGTGTCTAACAAATACATCTGTAAAAATAGATGAAAATGGAAATATAAGACCTATTAAAGGTAAGAATCATAGACAACGCATAGATGGTGCGGTGTCTCTTTTAATTGCATTTACAGGATATTGCACAAAACGAGCAGACTATCAAACGTATATAAAGGGGTGATTAAGTGGGGATATTCGATACACTATTCGGCAAGCAACCAAACGCATTAAAAACTAATTTTAGGATTGTTAATGACTATAATCCTGTTTTTACCTTGTTTGGCAATAACGCATATTCAAGTGATATTGTAAGGGGCTGTATTCATTCTATAGCCAGCAATGTAGGCAAGTTAAAACCGAAATATGTATATAAAACTGGAGACGGAACAGTTCCACAGACAGGGGCGTTGCAAAAGCTATTAGAATTTAGACCAAATATTTACATGAGCACATTTGATTTTTTATATAAGATTTCAACTCAATTAATGCTGAATAATAATGCCTTTGCTTTTGCTGATTTAGATAATTCAGGTAATATTAAAGGTATTTATCCGATTGATGCAACATCAGCAACAATGTTACAAGATGATTATGGCAACTTATATTTAAAATTTATCTTATTCAATGGTAAACAATATTGTCTTCCATATGAAGAAATTATACATATAAGAAGACATTTTAACAAGCATGATTTTTATGGAGAAAGTCCAAATGAAGCCATATTACCAACTTTAAATATTATTCAGACAATTAAAGATGGTATTGTAAATTCTGTAAAAGCCTCTGCATTTTTTAGAGGGATATTAAAAACTACTAACAGTGTTTTGAGTCCTGCTGATAAAGCAAAGGTAAGAAATGATTTTGTTAATGACTTGAAAGATGTTACTAACAATGCAGGTGTTGCAAGTTTGGATGCTAAAGCGGATTTTCAAGAATTGAAAAATAACAATATATCTCCTATAAATCCTTTGCTTATGAAAGAAATACGTGAGCAAGTTTATAGATTTTATAATGTAAATGAATCAATTGTAACTAATAATTATGATGAAAACCAATGGAATGCATTTTATGAGGGTGTTATTGAACCTATAGCAATTCAATTGAGTCTTGAATTCACGGCTAAATTATTTACACCAAGAGAGCAAGCCTTTGGCAACATGGTTGTATTTGAAGCTAACCGTTTACAATATGCAAGTGCAACAACAAAAATAAATCTTATTAAACAACTTGCACCTTTGGGACTTTTTACAATTAACGAGAGTAGAGAAATATTTAACCTTGCACCTGTTGACGGTGGAGATAAAAGAGTAATGACACTCAATGTCGTAAATGCAGATAAAGCCGATCAGTATCAGGGGGTAGGACAAGCAGACCCTAAACAAGATAACTTGCAAGATAATGGTACAGAGGAGGATGACAACAATGAACAAGGAAGTTAGAAGTTTTGCTATTGAAACGAGAGATAGCCAAAACAGTGAAATGATATGTGAGGGATATGCAGCAGTTACAGACCAATCCACTGTTTTGTATGAAATTGATGGTGTGCAATATAACGAAGTAATGGTACGAGGTTGTTTTGATGGAGCGGATTTAACAGACGTTCCTTTTAAATATAATCATTCCGACAGCGTTATGATCATGGCAAGAACAAGAAACAAAACGCTTGATTTGGCTGTTGATGATAAGGGCTTAAAAATAAATGCAAGGCTTGCTGATACTACAGCAGGAAATGATCTTTATAAGCTTTTAAAACGTGGAGACATCGATAAGATGTCTTTTGCTTTTACTGTTAAAGAAGATAGTTATGACAGGGATACACGTACACGCAAGATATTAAAAGTAGCCAAAATTTGGGACGTTGCGGCGGTGGATACCCCTGCTTACGATACAACATCAATCAATGCAAGAAGCTATTTTGAACTGGAGAGGGAGAAAGAGCAAAAAGAGTTGGATAATTCTGAATTGCGTAAACGATTGATAATTTCAACTTTATATTAACAAAAAATTATTGGAGGAAAAAATAATGACACAAATTGAAAAAAGACTGGCTGAAATAGCCGATAGAAAATCTGAAATCCGTGGAAAGATTATGACAGATATGTCTGCAAATCTTACTGATATGCAATCCGAACTTGTTAAACTTGATGACGAAGTTAAACAATTGGAAGCAAGAAAATCAATACTTGATGGAGTAAATAACAACATAATTCACACAAACGAAGTAAAACCACTTGAGCAAAGAGATTTTGCAAATATGAAACCTATCGAAGTTAGAGGGACAAATGAATATCGTTCAGCTTTCTTCAAAAGACTTGCTAACCAAGAGATGACAGATATTGAGAAAAGAGCTTTAACAACTGGTGACGATAGCACTGGTGCAACCGTTCCAACACAGACTTATGACCTTATTACTCAAAAGCTCCGTCAGACTGTCGCTTTGTTACCTGAAATTTCAACATCCTATGTGCCAGGCAATATGAAATTCCCTGTACAGAATGCTATTAATGATGCATCTTGGCATACACAGGGTGACAATATTACAGGAACAGATGACACCACAGGCTATGTAAGTTTATGCGGATTTGAACTTGTTCGATTAGTACAAGTATCAAAAGCAGCTTTACAAATGAGCATTCCTGCACTTGAGTCTTATGTTGTTGATCAATTGTCAAAGAGAATGTCAGTTGGTATTGAAAACAGTA